TTTACATCGACATCTTAAAACACAAAACAGAAACAAATAAGTCATCAATAAGGATAAACAATGGCAGTTACATTAAGAGACATCATTACAGTTGATTTACTTAAGAAAACTATGTTAGTAGGCGTTGATTTGACTGACGATGCAGGCAACGATTATCCTGATGAGTTATTTGAGGAGGCAATCGAGCAAGCTATATCACTTATCAGTGAAGAACTTGAGTTAGATATTGACACTTATAAAGTTAAATCTGAGAGACACGACTTATATAACGACCAAAGAAATGCTTGGTATGCTAATCAACTTGATAGAAGACCTCTTAAAAGCGTAAATTCGTTAGAAGTATCTTATGGAAACTATGTTCCAGTAGATATACCTAATGCTTGGCTGAATATAACAGAGCCTTTTACTTCTTCAGTATCACTAATACCTACTGCAGAGAGTATTGGGACGTTTAGATTTAACAACGTTTTACCTCTTTTGATTGACCCTATATCAAACTATGGACGACATACTCGCGTTCCTGCTTACTTTAAATACCAATATACAACTGGATTTAACTTCGTATCAGGCACTATAACAATACCACAAAATACAACAGAAGTTGTTGATATATCTTTTGGTGAAACATTTATAGATAGAGCAAGATTTAGTTTCGAAATAACAGATGATGGCAATGGCAACCTTCCGGGAGCTACAGCACCTAAAATAAAAGCTTTTGGAATCACAGATTCAGAGTTTAGCGTTGAGAGCGATACTACTCCGCTTTTAGGTGATATGACCATCATATATACCGCACATTCTGTCCCACCTTTAATCGTCAAGGCTATACTATATACAGCTGCTATGCTTCCACTTGATACTGCAGGTGATTTATTAGCAGGCGCAGGTATAGGCCAGTTTAGTTTATCAGTTGATGGACTAAGTCAAAACATTGCAACAACAAGCTCAGCTACGAGCGCAGGGTATGGAGCTAAGATTATTAGCTATAGAGAACAACTCAAAACTGCAATGAAGACTCTTAAAAAGAAGTATAAAACTACTAAAATAGCGGCAGGATTCTGATATGTTATTACCTACTCCTGACCAAAGTTTAACAAAAACAAGAGCAGATTTTAGAATACAAGAGTTTAGAAAACTAATTAAACAAAAAGGCTTAGTTTTAACTTGGCAACAAACTATTGATTGCCCTTGTAATATTCAAACTTCAGTTGATGGTAGACTTGATTTATTAAATGTAGTTGATATTGATGCACAAAAAGGTGGGCATAGGTCTGATTGCAACATTTGCGGTGGGTCTGGATTAATAAGACATTCAGAACAAGATATTAAAGCTATTGTTACTAAATCTGAAGGTGAAGAAATAGTAGAAAAACACGGGCTTCTAAGAATTGAAAGCATTAACTTAACCTTAGAGCCAGAACATTTACCTTCATATGGCGATAGATTTGTTTTAAAAGATAGCGTAATAGTTTGGAGAGAAGTTCTGGTTATGCCCGCTGGTGGCACCCTAACAACTACAAAGCCTATAGTGGAAAGAACTCTTAAACTTCAAACGGGTGATTCTATAGTAGGTGTTTTATACATTCAAACAACAGACTCAACTGGACAAACTATTATTGCTGCACAAATACCTGATACTGATTATACAATTAATGCAAATGGTAGTATTACATTTACTAATGCAGCAAATGCTCCAGCTGAAGGAACAAGAGTTGCTATATCTTATTACACAAATCCATCTTATGTAGTATCAGAATATCCTCACACACTGAGAGATACTTTTATTAGAGAAAAATCAATAGAAGTTTTCTCTCCAATGCTCGTTCAGTGCAAAGCTAAAATGGACATAGCAAAGAAATAAGGAGTAGGGATTTGTTAGATTTACACATTATTCACGCAGTATCAAATGGTGTTAAGCACTATCAAACTGATATAAACGCATTTAAGCAGATATTTAAAGATGTATCTGATAGTTATGCTCAAAAATTATTTACAAAGTTTGCAACACTTGATATTAATTTTGATAACGCATATAGTAGAACTCACGAAACATATCCTCTTATTACAGCATCATTGGCAGAAAAGACATCTGACGAGGACCAAACATTAGGAAACTTTGCTTTCAATGGAGAAAAAGGTCTGTTTTTAAGACAAGAATCCATAATATCAGTTTATAGTAATGATTTTGACACTCTTAGGATTTTACATAGAGTTATTCAGGCTTCAATGTTATTACATAAAGATTCATTCTTAGGAAGTGGATATTTAAACATAGAGTTTGTCTCTTCTATTGAACTTGAGCCAGATGAAGAAGTTATAGGTGATGGTGTTATAGTATATCAAAGAAAACTTACCTATAATGCATTAAGGCACTTAACAGTTACGCCACATCCAAACACTGAGAATACATTCACAACTTGGACTCTAAGTCCAGAAGTCGTCGAATAATTATTAAAAAACAAACTTGATTTTAAGGAGAATAATATTATGCCAAGTTTTATATCATCACGAGGGAGAGTTTACCACGCTCCAGCAGTTGTCGTAGATGTAAATAACGAGTTGGTCGCACCTTCTGCTTTGGGTAAGTCGCTTGCTATATTCGGCGATTTCCCACATCTCGAAGCTGGTGAGGTCTATACTTTTAGAAGAGGTGGCTTACAGATTAGCGACCTTTATCCCACACAACGTCTAAAAGACATTGAAAAAATTTATATGAATGCAGTTGATGGTCTTGATAACTCTGCAGAAGCTCTATCACTTATCAACTGTGGTTCAAATACACAAGCTGATGTAGACTTCGACGTTAAGGACACACCAGGCACATCTGCTGCTACATTTAAGAGTAGACTTTGGGGCTCTGTAGGAAATGCAGTTCGTGTTCGTCTCGAGACTCCAGATAGCACTACTACTGATGCAGCAGGCATTGGACTATCTGCAACTGAAAACTATTATCGTTTGCGTGTTGCAGCTCCAGGATTTGATAATCTATCTATCGAAGCTGGTGGGCCAAATCAACTCAAAGTTACTTATCAGGATGACCAAGCAGCTGACCAAGATGCAACTATTACTATCGAAGATGGTGTAATGAACGTTGTTTTAGTAGGCTCAGCAGTGGATGCTGACCTTACTCTTGAAGATTACCCAACAATGAGCGATTTAGCTTCTGCTATTGAAGCTCTTGACCCACGTTTAACTTGTGAAGTTCTTGACTTTACATATACTCCTTCACAACTTGATGAAGGTGAGTTTGACTTTGATGATGATGCCGCTGTAAACACTGCAGTAAGTCATACATTCCACGCTCACACTGCTGCTCTTAAAGAAACAGTTGATTTACTCGTATCTTCAGCTATTCAAATGGATTTAGCTGGTGATAGATATCGTCTTATTGAAGAAACAGCTGGAGACAGTGCTGCAGAGCCACCACAATATGAAGTTCTTACAGGTGGAACACAATCAGCTCCAGATGCTACTTCATACAACGATGTATTTACTGACCCAGTAATCATTGGTAAAGACTTTACATCTTGTGCTGTAGAAAGCACTTCAGCAGCTATTCACAAGAAGTTCCAGAAGTATATCGAAGATAGTTATGCAGAACAAAAAGAGAGAAATGGATACGTTCCTGCACCTCTTAATCAATCTGTTGATACACTACTCGATGTTTATGTAAGACCACGTTCATCAGAAAGAATCTCTGTTGTAGCACAAGGTGTTAAATATGTAGATTCACGCGGTATTACAGTTTCTAAGGGGCCTGAAGATATGGCAATCTTTATGCTATGTATGCAAGGTGCATTAGGACAAGCTGTTCCAATGACCAGAAAACGTCCTAACATCATCGATACAGTAGAGACTTACGATAGAGATAGTCGCAAAGGCCAAGATGCAGTTGCTAAGCGCTCTATTTTAGGTGTATCTCTTAACGCATTTAATCAACTTGTTGTTGTAAGAGGATTAACAACTTGGCGCAGAGATAACTTCAGCCAAAATGTAGAAATCTCTTCTCGTGAAAGTATTGATACTTGTGTTAGAGATTTACGTAAATTCTTAACCCAAGAGCTTGGAACTCAAGTTACTAATGGCAAGAGCAATACACTTAAAGCTTTAACTATTCAACGTTTAGACTTTGTAAGAGGTTTAGGTATTATTAGAGACTTTGCTAACGTTCAAGTTAGTGTTGCAAATGATACTGCAAATATCTCTTTCGAAGTAGCAGTAGTTGAGCCTCTTAACTTCATCAAAGTTACAGCAACTATTAATAATGGACTATAAGGAGAGATAAAAAATGGAAAATAAAAGTTATAATACAATATCAGGTGCTAAGGCGCTGATAGAAATTGATAATAAGATTGCCGGATTTGCTACTGGTATCTCTATTACAGAAACTACTTTAAATGGTCGAGTTGATTCACTTGGATTTTTTGATACTCGCGAAGTTACTCCTATTGGACGCGCAGTAGGCGCAACAATTAACTTCCTACGTATCTTTACTCCACCCGGTGGATTTGATGAAAACAGCGTGTTTAAAGCAATTGGTGCTACTGAAACTGACGAAGGTGCGATTGTTAATACTCCTGACACAGAAGGGCAAACTGATTCGACAAGAACTGATAATGCTCTTTTACGTCGCCCTTTCACTCTAACAATCTATGATACAGCACCTGGACAAGCAGAAGACGTTCCTATGTATAAACTTCACGGCTGTCGTATTGCTTCACAAAATATCGTAGTTGATAGAGGCTCTTTGATGGGTGTTCAGTGCACAATCGATGCAGTTCACTTAGAGAGACTTGACGGGCAACCTGCAGTTGTTTAAATCAGATTACCAGATACATTCTGGTTAATCTTTAATCCTCTTCTTTTAGAATATATACCAGGATGATGTTGCGTAAAAACAGCGTTATTCTGGTATTACTTTATTAGCAGTTTGTTTTTTAAGCAAGCTCTGACATCTAAACTTAAACTTTAAAGCATATATTTAGTTGAATAAAAAAATATGTAAAAAAATAGCCACTAAGTATCAAAAAACAAGTTGTAAGATATAATTAGTATTATTATCACGCATTTATAGGGAGAATGTATTTATGGACTTAGTAGCATTAAAGAATCAAGCAGAGGAAAAAGCTAAAGAGCAATCACCTGTAGAGTTAAACAAAATCTCTGAAAAGGTAGAGAAAGACCTTAAGCCTCAAGCTAAGTTTGCTAAACGTATTGAGACATTTAACGTCAAATATTTATGGCAAGAACAAGAAAGAAGTTGTATTATCAGTTCAAAGATTATGGACCATAACACAAGAGCTAAATACGATAGAGTATTGGCAGAGCTTACAGGAGGTCTAAACTTTGATAATCTTCCTTACGAGACAAAGAATCGTTATATTTGCATTGCAAGAGTCGTATCACAAATTGTTGACCCACCTGAATGGTTTTTAGAAGCAGTAGGCGAAGATTTAGAATTTTGCTATACGATAGGAGGTAAGTTACTCGACCACGAGTCTCGCTTCTTTCGATACAATGATAGAGAGAATGACGAATCTGAGAGCAGACCCCGCTTTTCCATTAGTTAGGAATAGTTTGCAAAGCTCTACACTGCCAGTATTAGATACTGAAAACATTACTTGTTGGGAGAATATACAGTTCTCTGTTTTGCGCTTGGACGACCCGCAGTTTGAGATACTTCAGCGAGAAGTATATGCTAAAAAAGGTGTTGAATCTGATAAGAAAGTTTATAAGGATGATGTTGTTGCTAACGACCCATTCTTAAAAGAAATAGAAGATTCATTCAGTAAGGGTAATATTGAAGATGTATTTACCTTATTAAATTCAAAGAAAGCAACTTAGGAGTTAAACTATGGCATCTGATAATAACAATCAACCTAATCCAAGTAGGTTATTCGCATTACCTAATCAATCACAAGGTATGAAGATGCCTGATTTCAGCAATGGTAATCCTTTTGGAGGAAACATCGCTGGACAAGCACTAATGGCAAACAATCTTTTAGGTGGTAATAATACATCACCTTTCTCAATGTCTTCCGGCGCTGCAGCAGCGTCTGCTTTACCTTTTGGTGGAGGAGGATTTGCTGGTGGCGGTGGAGGCGTAGGCGGAGCTTTGAATGCAGCAGCTTCAAAAATAGAAGCTTCTAACAATAGACTTATTGCTGCTTTAGATAAATTATCAAATGCAGTAGGTGGAGGTATGAGTGGAGGATTAGGTTCTGGTGCTTTCGCAGGCGGAGGCGGACGAGGACTTAATATAGGTGGTCTAAATAATAGATTACTTGCTGCTAATGCACGAAGCGGCGATGTTACTGGTATGCAAGGAGACTTGTTTGGTGGGTTTGCTGCTCCTTCTGCAGGGCCTGCTGGTGGATTTAGTGCAGGCCAAATGAGAGCAGGCGCAATGGCAATGGCAGCAATTCCAGCACTCTCCGGAATAGGCTCCGGTATGGGTGGAATGTTTGGAGCAACTGCAGCAGCTGCAAGAAATAGAGGCTTGTTAAATGCATCTATTGCAGGAGAAAGCACTGCATTCCAAAATATTAGTATAGCAGAGCAACAACAAAGAATCGCCGGACAGGGACAAATAGCGAGCAGTATTGGAGGAGGGTTAATGGCTATTGGTGGTGGGATGGCTATGACCGGAATAGGTGCACCAATAGGTCTTGGATTGATGGCTGCTGGCGCATTAACATCAATAATAACAGGCGGTGTTACTTCAGCAAGACAAGGAAACGTTAGAGCTGATGCTAAATCAATCGCTGAAGATAGAGCTTTAACTTCTGCCAGAAGAGCAATGGCTACTGCAGGAGCAAATACTCTCGCAGATGTATATTCAGCAAAAGCACAGTTTTCTGACCCCAGAGGCTCAGGTCTAACATATGCGAGAAGAGCTTCTAAGATTAGAATGGCAGCTGATATTGCTCAAAATACTATTATACCATTAGAGCAAGAAGTATTACCTTTCTTTGGAAACGTTAGATTTGAAAACGCTTTAGATACTCAATATGTAAACGATGAAGGCCAGCTCATTATGGGTGGCCGAAATAATAAAACAAAATCATACTTCAGTGGATTAATAGGTGGTGATATAGACACCTCAATGACTTCGACTACTAATGTTTTAGCAATGGGATTAGGATATACAAACGTTGAAGCATCCAGAACTTTAGTAGGTATTGTTAAGGGTCAAGGATTTAGAGGTATATTTTCTGATATTGCTGCGGGTAGAATGGATAGGTCAAAACGTAAAGCAGGCAAGATATCAACTGCATTTAGACCTACACAATCTTCATACGCTGATTATCTAAGAACGAGCGGAAGGACATTCGGGCGAACTTTATCACCATCAGATGATATGTTTAGTTATGGTGAAGATGTAATGGCAGACCACGCAGTAATGAATGCTGCTGGTGATATTATAGGTGCTGAAAGTTATGTTGCTGCAGGTTTGAGTAGAATGGCTGGCACCAATCTATCATCAGGCGTTGGATTTATAGGTGGTGCATTACAAGCAGGATTTGACGCAAGCACTATAGGCGCAGCTCTTGGATTAGGACGAAGAGGTGTAGGCATTACAGGCACCCAAAACAATTATGGCGAGTCAGTATTAAGGCAGGCTGACTTTATGGGACTTAGAGGAGGAGCAGCTCAATCATTTATTAGTGCGACAACAAACTTTATAGGTGGAAGAGCTGCAAGAGGCTTTGCAATGCAATTTGATACAAGTCCTATGGCTTATGGTATGCAAAGTCATCGAGGGCGCTTAGGTATTATTCAGGATGTATCAACTGCTAATGGACGTTTTACTTATGGGCAGCTTACAGGCAGTCAAATTATTGACCAAGCAAATACATTTATAAACTATGGTAAACGCGCAGGATTGGATTACTTCTATGGTGCTGAAGGTATTGCTGCAGCGGGTAGAGTCCAAGGTAATGTTGATTCACTTCACGGGCGCTTTAAAGGTATGTTGGGCGGATTTGGTAAAGACGTGTTATTTGCTTCAGTATTACAAAAAACAGGAAGCATATCACAGGCAATGAAAGCTGTTGAGGGTGGTATGGGCGTTGGAGATGCAGGCGCAATGATTCTTGATAGATTAGGCACTGGACGAGCTGGTATGTTAGGACTCTTATCATTGGACGATGTTACTACGTCTGATGCTGCAGTAATGATGCAGATGTATAAGGGTGGAACTTTAGAAGGTGCTATGGAGAAAACTATTAAGTTCAGTGAGAAAGCTTCACAGGGAACAGCGTCAGCAACACGTGCAGAAAAAGAAACAAATCGTGCAAGAAACTTTGATAGAGCTTTATTTAGACAAATTGCTGTGCAAGAAGAAATCTTGGAAGAAAGCAAACTTTCGACTTTGACGCTTAAAGAGATATTGGCAGCGCTCAAGGGAGGCTCATCAAGCAAATCAAAGCCTACTAAAACAAAGCCTGAATCATCTAAAACACCTACTCCTCCGGCACCTTCGGCTCCTCCTGCGCCACCACCAGGAGCACCACCAGGAGCACCAGGATTCTCTGATATTAGACTAAAGAAAGATATTAAGAGAATAGGGAAATCACCTTCAGGATACAATGTTTATGAGTTTAGATATAATAACAAGCTAACAACTGACAATACGCTTTGGAGAGGTGTAATGGCACAAGAAGTTATGCAAGTTAATCCAGCTGCTGTAAGTATTGCATCTAATGGATATTACTGCGTCGACTATAACTTACTCGATGTAGATATGATTAAAGTAAAATAGGGAGAGATAATAAATGCCATTTTATAAAATAAAACCTTTACCTTCACCAACGTCTGCATATTCAGTAGATAATCCAAGTGAGATTATTTTTACTGAGGACGATACTATTCAAGGTAAACTTAAAAAGCCTGAGCCTGCAAATACTGCTTTAAATCAACAAGACCCAGCAAAAGCTGAATTTAGCTTAGAAGACATAGCTCCAGGATTAACAACAGGCAATCTCGAAGACCCAGATGGATATATACAGGTTTTATTAGCACAACTATTAGGGCAATTTTTAGAGTTTGGTGAAAAATGGGAAGAAGGCTTACAAGACTATAACAATACCTATCAGATACATTATCACGGGTATAACTCTCCATTCCCTTGGCCATTACAACAATATACTGTTAGTAATCGAATAATAAAATCTTCAGATGGTGAATACGAATCTTGCACCTTATCACTTAAAATACCATATCAATACGCTATGTCTGTTTTTGGTGAGGAGGAAGGATTAACTCAGCCCGGTGGTTATATATTAATTAAGACAAGACCACCTACAGACCCAGGAGAAGAAAACTCTACGTTTGGCCTTAAGAATATATCTCAATCATTATTCTTTGGTGTAGTATCTAAAATAGATTGGTCGATTACAGTAAATCAAACAACAGGTAATATGGAAGTATCAGTTGATTTACTATGCAACTCATTCTTACATAAACTAATCTATGGTGAATATAGATTCTCATTCTTGCCTACAAAGGACCAAACACACAACGAGATTTATGACTTTAAACTTGAAAAAGGTAAGTTTACTGAAAATGGGCAAGGAAGTAAACTATATTTTCACGGGATAGATGATTTTGTTGCTTTAATAGACTTACTAACAAATGAGTTAAAAGAAGATACTGATAAAACAAAGAATAAGTTTTTCAGGCAGACTTTTGAAAAGCTCTTGTATACATTAGGATATCCCATCTTACCAGTATCTTTATTTGCTGAGCCTTTAGATGCACACGAGTTATTTAAATTGTTTATGAGGTTTAACTCTGCAAACTTAGAAATAGATAGACTAATATCTATACTTAAAACAAAAGGTTTGCCTGCATTTATGATTAAACAGATACTTTTAGGATTTGCAAATGTTTTAGAGATAGCAGCAGCTGAATCACCTATTTATGGCACAGATGCAGTAACGTCTTTTAAAAATCCAATTGTTAGTAATCCTGAAGATAGTTTAAAGGAGGCACGAGAACTTCGAGAAGCTGCAAGTAGAGCTGATAGAATCGCATCAATGACTAACGTTGAATACTCAAGGATGTCAATAGGTAGTATTATTCACGTTGCAACAACTAAAGATGATTTACCTCCTACGCATCCTTTGTATGCATCGATGCCAGATTTTGAAGGATTCTTTGAAGACTTAACAAGAATAAGAAACATTAACTCACAATCATTGACTATCTGGGGATTACTAAAAGGCACATTTCAGCCTGATAATCACTTTATTGAATGTTATCCTACTATGATTCCTATAAATGAAACTGATATTGACTTCTTTGCTAAAACAAGAGATAAAATGGGAAGTAATGCAGGATATTTAGGATATGATAGTCGCTTAGAGTTTTGGCAAAAGATTGGCGGTATACCTACTATTATCTATCGCATAAAACCTATGCATATTTTTACCGGTCTTCACGGGATTTTTACAGATGCAATTAATAGTGAGTCTGAGTTTGTTAACAAAGGGCCTCAATCTATTAAACCTCGTCGTCCTATGCAATACAATACATCAACTTATACTTTTGCAGGGATTGAATCACAAGCAAAGCACCCTGGTGATGTCGTTGCAATGAATAATTTTGCTTCTCAGCTTTTGAGAGATAATCAATATGGTCGACCCCATCCAATATATCAGTTTGCAGGTCCTTCTGATGGGAGTTCGATAAAAGGTGGGAGAGAGAACGCATATAATAAGCGAGGAGAGCAACAAAAAAATGCTCTAAAACAAACCCTTCAACCTGTTCAAATATTAAAACAGCAAGTTATCTCTATGTCGTTCTCACAAAGTGATGCTGCCAGAATCAATGCAACATTTACTAATGTTCCAGGAAATAAAAATACATCATCAAGAGCTAAATACGGCCTAATGTCAGATATGTATGTTAATGACAATGATGCGTTTAGAAACGGCCTTCGTTTTTATGAACATACTTGGCCTTTTATGAACTTAGACTTATATAAAAGCGTTGGCTCAAAAGAAAAAATACAGAATTTACCTCCCGGGACTCCTGATGATAGAGCATTTAGAAAGAAAGCATATGCATCTGCAATATCAGAGAGAGCTTATATGATATATGGAGAAAAGCAAAAATATCACGAAGGTATTATGCTTTGCTCTTCTTTAATAGGCACAAATATTGCCCCGGGATGCTGGATTGAAGTATTGTTTTTTGATGCTACAGAGCTTGATTCTAAAGATTTAAGAAGTATAAGAAGAAGATACTATTACGCATATATTACTGATGTTATTCATACTCTATCAACTAATCAAGAAACAGGATTAGTAGAATCAACAACACAACTTCAGTTTGAAAGAGGTTCATTTGGTGGAATATCACCAGACTTCCCAAAGTTTATGTCAGCTCGATTAGAAACAAGCCCTAAAGCGCCTTCTCGTGCTGCAGGAAATCCATCTACTCAAAAAGACCCGTTTACAGAGTTTTTAGATGAAATCGACCCAAATGAAGGACGTCCTAATCGTCCTCAAGTAGACTTAGGTGATGGAACATACGATTTAGAGCCTGTTTTACCGGGAATATTTGAGAGATATAGAGAGAGAAAAGATGTCGATAAACGACCTCACCCTGAAAAAACACAAGGTTCAAGCGCAGCTAAAATACCTGCACAAAGTGCTGGACAACCTGTTCAATCAGAAGAGAATCCTCCTGCTGATACTTTAGTGCCTATTACAGAAGACTGGATAAGAAGTGTTGCTGAAACTGGTGCATTATCTACAGAAGATATACAAGCACTAAAACAGAGTGGAAAAATATACAGAGACGACTTCAGAGCATTACAAGATATTATAGCAGACTTTAACGATATTGAAATTGATGCTGAGAATGTTATTGATGAAGAAGCTATGGACCAAAGAGCAGAAGCGCAAGAGGACGATTATGATTTCGGTGATGAAGGTATTGAAACTGAGGGCCAGCGCATCGAAAGAGAAAGAAATAATAATCAGCGTGAAAGATTTGAACTCGACCCAGATTGGGAAAGCTCATTTTAAGGAGAGAATATGAAATATCATCACACAATGTATAACGAATCTGATGACGCAAGGCCAGAAGTTATTAGAGGAAACGTTATAGAAGTTAAAGTTAGAGAGCCAGATAACATTACTATACTTAGAGTTGTTGATGTTAATGGTGAAATTCACGACGACGTAGAGACTATTGCTCCTGGAAGTGGCGGGGACGATTCGTTTGTTTTAACTCCATACACCATAGGTCAACAAGTAATGCTGTTAAAAACTTCTGTTAACGACCCTGTGTATTGTTTGGGTGGAACTTTTAAACCATCACGCATTAACGTCCATAACGCTATATTCCCTTCACATCCAAGTGAAGACAGAAGAGGATTTACAACTTCAGATTATGTTATTGCAAACAAAGGTAGTTCAATAAATATAAGTGGAGGATATGGTATAGTATGCACATCAGTAAATGATATGAGATGTCAATTAGCTGATAATGGTATGCTTAGAATATCAGCTGGAGGTAAATGCACAGACGTGGCAATTAATGGTGGTAAGTTTATTACTAAAATGCACGAAACAACTAATGAAATGAGAGATAAGATAGTTGAGACTGAAGTGGGTTTAGGGCATCATTATGATTGGATTCTTGATTTGACGAATCAGTTAATAACACTAACTGGCGCAATGATAGCAGACCCTGGATTACAAGCCGCAGCACCAGCTACTATTACAGCAGCAACAACTATGAATACAGCACTTACCTCATATTATCAATCATTTATACCTGACTCTTTTCAGAGTAAAACTGCATTAGCACAACTTCCACTTAAAACAACAGCACAATCTAAACTTGATACCGGGACAGCACTAAATACTAAGATAAGATTACCTTAACAGGAGATAATATGTCAGAGACTATAAGAAACAAATATAAAGATATTCAGCTCCCAGGTGAGAGAAGAAGAAAAGATGTTTTAACTAACTTCGATGCATTTGGTGGCGGAGGTGGTGGATTAGTAAGTGGTCTAACAACTTCAGGTGGATTTTTATCTGAGCTTGTTAAGGTCCCTGCTAAATATTATCTCGAAATGAGAAGAGGTGATGAAATAGTATCTGTTATGTCATTTCCTTATGACCCATCATCATTTACTTACAATAGACCTAATCCTATCGACATAACTTATACAATGGGTGGTGTTGTTAGAGAAGTAAATACTATTAGAGCACATACAGTTCAATTTACTGGTCGAAGTGGTTTAGGAAGACGTATTGCTTATACGCGTAAAGGTGATTTGATATATGCAGAAGGACCTGAAGTATTCTTAGAGTTTGATGAGTTCTTAAAAAGATACATTGAAATATCAGCACAGGAATATGGTGTAGGCCAAAATCTAATACCTTCTTCAAGAAAAGACACTATAGAAGTTACAGGTGCCGCTCTTGGCCCAAGTTCATCAAACTCTATTCATATGTATCTAAGATGTATTGACGAAGACTTGCATTTAAGAGTTGAGCCAGTTCAATTTAACTATGGAAAAAATGCAGGTGAAAATAGATTCGACTTTAGATATGAGTTAGTTTTACGAGCTTACGGGTATGCTGAAGGTTATACGAATCAATTCTTAAACTTCCTAACAGACTTTAATTCAAGTGTTAATAATATTGCAGGTGCCTTAGGTATATTCAGCAATATTGCAGACAATATATCAAACGATTATATAAGTGAAGTTAGAAATACAATCAGAAATACAGGTAGTGCATTAACCATATTTAATGATATAAAACAAAGTGTAGGTTCAGCAATACAAAATACTGCTGGTATTGCATCTGATATTGTTGATGTAGGACGTAATGTAGGTGTTTTAGTAGGAGTATTTTCTAATACAGATAATAGCTGGAGTAAATATTTTGATAATTTTTCAGACTTTTCTACATTAGGAACAGATTTTCAAAACGCTTTGCTTGTAGGAGCAGGTCGTGAAATACCCGGGCCAGAATACAGGACTGTTACAGTAATTCTTGAAGAGCTTAAAATAGCTATTGAAAGCACATTATCTACACCTCTTAAGAAAATAAACGACCAATCAGATGATGAGATTGGGTCAGTAATAGCAGCACAAACAGCTATTATGAAAGCAATGGAAGAGTTAAGAGGCAATATACCACGTGAGTTTTATCAGAATAGAAATAGAAACATAACTGATAAGGTGGAAGGTGTTATAAAGGGAGAGTTTTTACTTGAAGAACAAAACTACTCAGGTCTTGCAAAAGGTAGATATAATGGCAATTTGTTAGATTCTGTTATTGAGCCTCGTGGTGATGTTTATTATATGAAAGAAAATGAAGACCTCATCAAAGTAGCTATAAAATACTATGGTGATGAATCAAGATGGTTAGACTTGAAAAAAGCAAATGGATGGAGAGACCATAGACGCAATGCTGAAGGTGATTTGTTTTATCCTGGCCAAAAAATCATCGTCCCTCTTCAGGGTAATGTAAATGCTAATCCATTTGGTGCACAGGATGACCCTATAGGTTTTGACCTAAGAATGGACTACGATGATTTTGAGATAGACTTTGAAACAGGAGACTTTAAACTTGTTAGTGGTCAAGATAACGTCAAACAAATAGTTAAAAATACTTTATTAACAAAGGGCGGTGAACTTTTAGGATTCCCATCATTTGGGCTAACACAAACTCCTGGCGTATCAAATCTTTTGTATGGAGCAGCAATAGTTAGAGACTGTTTGAAAAGAGATAGACGTATAGTTGATGTATCTAATATCGAAATATTAACCCAGAATGATACGTTAGTTGTAGAATGTGATGTCCAAGGTTTAAAGGATACTAAAATAAACCTAAAAACGCCATTAATATAGTAATATAACAAGTAAGAGTGATATATAATATAAAGCAAACAAGGAGCATTAAATGCCAATATTCACACCCAGAACACATAAAGAAGTGTTAAGAGACCTATCAGCTAAAGTCATAGCAAGAACAGACTTATCTGATATAAATGTAGGTTCGTCAATGTTTACTCTGCTAAACGCTATTGCACTTGAAGTAGCTAATACTGAGTCGCGTATGTTTAGTATTAGACAAAGCTATTCACTATCAGCTGCAAGCGGTGAAGATTTAGATAAAAGAGTATCAGAATTACCTCCTGTAGGTATTAGACGCAAACAATCTATCAATGGTAGTGGTAGCGTTTTGACTATAACTAAAACTAATGCAGCACTAAACGACGAGATAATTATTCCTGTAGGAACTCGAGTTTCTAAATCATCAGATGGCACAACATATAGAACAGCATCAGTTTACACTATACCTGCTGGAACAGCTGCGATTGAAGGTGTTTATATAGTGGCAGAAAAATCTGGTCTATTAGGCAATGCAGCTGCAGGTGCTATTAATACTATGATAGATATGCCTAATGGTATTGAATCTATTACTAACACAATAGCTATTAATAATGGTTATGAAAGAGAATCAGATTCATCTTTACGTAATAGAGCTTTAAGATATATTAACTCTTTAGGTAGATGCTCAAAGAGTGCTTTAGAGTATATTGGTGTATCATACGTTTCAGCTGATAATACTTCTTTTAAGTTTGCAAGAGTTTACGAAGACCCTACTAAACCGGGATATTCTGAGCTGGTTGTCGATGATGGCTCTGGATTATCTTCTACACCTTACTTAATTCAGCCTGATACAGTTACTACTGTGGGTAGTGGAGGAGCGCAAATCTTAACACATCCTCGTCCAAGTGTAAGACCTATAAACGATATAAATATTGTTATAGAAAGAGATGGTGTTACGTTTAATCCTACTGAAGAGCAGTTTGTATCGATACCTGAAAGAGGTATTATCTATTTCAAGTCAGGAGTTTTAGAAGCAGACGATATAGTTACTATTCGCAATGTATTTACATATCAAGGTTTATTTGCAGAGCTACAATCACAAATAGAAGGTAATATCAACAATGGTATTACAGTTACAGGATTTAGAGCAGCAGGAACTCGTGTTAGAGTCGTGCCACCTAATACAACTAAGTTTGAATGTGATGTAAAAGTAGTAGTAAGAAGTGGAACTGATTTAAATACAACTTTAACACAAGTTAAAAGTGGATTGGCAAACTTTATAAATGAACTTGATATAGGACAAGAAGTTACTCCTTCACAAATTATGACGCATTTATTAACAACACAAAATATTTTGTCTTGCTCTTTATTTAAAAAAGGCACACAGGTCGCTCTTGATGATGTATGGCCTGCAAGCGGTAAGCACGTTTTAAGAGCAACAACTGCAGACATATCAGTATCAACAACATTCTAAAGAAAAGGATTTAAGAAATGATTAAGAAGATTTTATTTCAAACGCTACAGCGTTTTGACCTAACAGATGCAAATGAACTTCAAGAAGGCGTTTTAGAGCTTGTAAGAGAAGTTACAAAGAGCATATACCCATTTTCAGGTGGCGACCCTAAAGGTGGGCCACTAAGAGCAGCTTCAATAAGTGTTAATAATCAAGAGATAACTTTTGGCCCAATGACAATAATGACAGCTGAAAATGAGATTATTAAAATTGACCAAGATGATATTGATAATGGATTTGCCACTGTAGATATATCAGAAACATACTCATCATACGTATCAGCTAATAGTGCAGGTGAGTCTTTAACAGGTATATACTTTTATGCTTACCCACTAACAGAGCAATCTGATAATGAACTAAGAGAATTTTATTCAAACCTTGATAATGGCCCGGTATCACGTAATATAAATACAAGAGAAAGAACAAGACTTACATTTACTACTTCACTTGATGCTTCACTTACAACAAGAGATGCTAATGGCAATCGACCTATATTTTTAGGATATGTTGCATCATCTGATATTAGTGTTAGTGCAGGCGCGGGTGCACCATTCAGTTTTGGAGACTTTGTATCATATAACTACTTCTATCCTCTATTTGGTGATTATGGTGTTAATACAGCTTGGGATGATACAACTCTACCTAATGTTGCAAACAATAGACACATAAGTGCTTCTACAGGATTTACTCCATCAAACTTAGGTTATGGTGATGGGTTTACTGGACCTTGGGAAAAAATACAAAGACAACTACATCGTATTATCTCTTTTGGCAGCTCAGATTCTACAAGCACTGAACTTCTATCACAATCAGCTAAGCCTAAATACTCATTACAAGGCCTTAAAAAAGAAATCGAAGATAACAACACACAAATTCAGCAACAACAATCATTTTGTTTAGATGCTGTTGTTCTTACACCTAACTATAGCACTGCTTGGCAGAATGATGTTGTTGGGACTACAAATCAATCATTGGCACGCACAACTATTATACTAAATCAAACAACACCTTTCAATGTTTTTGCATATGAAACACAATCAATCGATGTTGTTGATAGAAGTTTAACAACAGTATCTCCTACAGGTGATGGTGATGACCTTAGCATTGGAGGCGCAAATCAATATGAGATTCTTATTCCTTTTGACGCTTCTATCGAAAATGGACAAGTTAGAGGATATAGTGTTGAGCCTGCAGGTAGAAATGGCGTGAATGCAATTGGTAGTTATGCACCTTACTTTGGCGGAGCATTATGTTCAGCTGTTAGTGGAGGAGCAACATTACATTATCCATACAACTCAACAGAACAGCAGTTAGGTCTTGTTATTCACACACCATTAACATTTATATCAGCTATGCAAAACACTATTGTTGATATGTTAAAAGATAATGATGGTGAATATACTGCACCGGACTTTAGATTAATAATAAGAATATTTGGACGACCACAAACTTAAGATAGGAGAGAAAACAAATGGCAATTATACTAAGTATCACATCAGATGTAGCAATGCCTATTGCTCAAGCTGATTTACCTCAAAACGTTACAATCACACCTGTTGCGACAGATTCAAGCGACCCAGTTGCAACTTTTACTTACTCATACTTTATTGTTGATAAGCCCCCTACAAGCACAGCAACTCTAACAAATGCTACTGGAGCTAATACAGTTTTAAATGCAGATGTTTGGGGTTCATATAGAGTTTTCGTTATTGCAACTAATAACGTATCAGCGGAAACTTCTGAAGATAATCCAGTTGCTGCACCTGCAAGTGCTTTTTACGATGTTAGAGTTATTTCTACAAATAGAGAGCTTGAAAAGCCTGCTAAAAGTCAAAGAAACTGGTTTGGCCAGTATTGGGATTTAGTTGATGCTGTAGAAGGTCTTAATGCTAATAAAGCAACACTTACTGTTGGGGGTGCATCAGAAATAGCTTCTATTGTTGAGATTGCACAAGGTGCAGGTAAAAATGATAGTGATAGCGACCACGAGTTAGTTATGACTCCTGATAGGCTTGCAACTGTATTAGGCTCTAATAATGCTGGTGGTAATCTTGTAGGCGGACAGATAAATAATCTAAGAGATAGTGTAAAAAGCGTAGCATTAGAAAAAATAAATGAAAGCTCTATTACACAATTATCAGATGTAGATACTGTATCTTCTACTCCTACAGATGGTCAAGTATTAACTTGGGATAGCTCACACACAGATGACCAAGGAGGAACAGGAGCTTGGATACCTACAACGTTATCAGTTAACGAAGGTGATATTACAGCAGTTATTGCAGGCAGTGGTTTATCTGGTGGAGGCACAAGCGGCGATGTTACTTTAGTAGCATTTGATATTAACACTTCACACATTGCTGATGATGCTCTTATTGATAGTAGTGAGGCTTTTTCTGATGTAGACGACAAACTAATGACTGCAGCTGCTATTAAAGATTTGATTGATGCAAATGTAGGTGGAAGCGCTTCAGTAGGCGACCAATATGATATTCAAGTTGCAGATGGAAGTGGTGGCTTTAGTGCAGCAAACTGGCAAATAGGTGCAACTCATCATCTTATTCCTATCACAAACAACGTATATGATGTAGGTAGCTCAACAAAGAGAGCAAGAACAGTTTACGCATATGACCTAAGCGTTTCAGATGATATTACTTTAGGTGATAGATTATCTATCTCAACAGGTGGTGAAATCCATATCGGCTCAAGTGGTCTTTCATCAATCAGTCTTAATAATAATAATGCTGATACTGGAACAATGTTGTTTAAAACATTAGGCTCAAATGATGCAGGTCTAAACTCAGTCATTAGAAACGAAGCAGACGATGTGCAATTTGCTGCTTCATCTACTGCAACAGAAGCAAAGGCTACTTTAGTAGGAACAGCTGCTAATGTTAGTTTTGTTACGCAGTCTAAGATGACTTCTTCACATAGTATTGGTGTTCCTTCAAATGCGGCGACTGCTGCTGTAGGTGATGTTGCTTATGTTACAGATAATTCAAGTGGTATTGCTACTACAGATTATGCTACACCTACAAGTCGTATTGCTTACTCAACACACGTAAGTCGTGAAGTTACAGAAGAAGCTTCATTTAGTGCAGGAAATCTTGTATTTAGTGGAGACGAACAGGCTTGTATTTATTGGGTAAAGAATACCACAGGACAAGATATTGAGCTTCGAAACACTCACATTCACGTTGGTGAAATGAGAAATATTTCTCTTGCTTTTGCTGTTGTAAAAGCTACAAGTGATGCAAATGCTCTTTCAAATACTTGGACACAAGTTAGTTCATCATTTACTCTAACAAATAGTTCAGGTGCAGATAATGTTTTAGGACAAGCAACTGCAACTGATACTACTAATCATACATTTGCAAGTGGTGATTATATTGGATTAGTATGCACAAGCATTCCAGCAACTAATAGAAACGATAAACGCATATCTATTACATTTGACTGCAGAACAGCTGTAGAAATGCTATAAATAAAACACCAGAATAACACCTGTTAATACTTAAAGTAAAAGTAGGTGTTATTTAATACGACATCAATAATAATAAAACAGACGTTAAATAGGAGTTAATAAGATGGCTGATATAACATTAACTGGAGTAGAAATCGGTTTTGGTAGTCCTACCTGGGACCCGGAAGTATCTGTGGGGGATGCAGGCTTTGGTGCTCCAGAGTCTATCTTTGTAAATGGCAATAGTTATTTCAATAAAGCTGAAGAAGGTTTTGGCGACCCGGATTCATACCTTGAATTAATACTTCAAGATGGTAATGGATTCAATCTATCAGATGCTGGTGGTGAGATACTTGAACTTAGAGGAAACTTCTCTTCTATTTATCAGTTTTTTGATATTGATTTAGAAAGCAGATTAATGCCTATTGGCCCATTCTTTTTAGAGTTTAGAAGCGTATCAGATTCTACTTTAAAATATAATTGTTTTAGTGCAGTTAGTGGATTAGGAACAGGTATATTTACATACACTAATCAACGTCAGTTAATGTTCTCAACTCCTTCTATGAAAAAAGGTCAATATACTCTTAGAGTTAAGTATGGCACAACATCACGCTATTTTGATATGCCTCAAGTATGGACTGTTATTCATAGAATGAGATATGATACAACATTATCTATTAAGAGTAATCTCCCAGAATATTGGAATGCTGGTGCAAGAACTGATAAAATAGAAACTGGTATTCAATATTATCCCAATAGTGAAAGTGTTATTGGAATGTTAGTAAGTGCTGTTGGTGAAACTTTTAACTACGTCTATGAGAGAGATTATACTATTTGCACAAGTCAAGCAGAATATGATGATACAACTGTAAATGTAGAAAGCACATTAACATTTCCAAGTAGCGGCACAGCTTATACAAATAATGACCAAACTTTTACATATACAGGCAAAACTTCTACTTCATTAACTGGCGTAAGTGGACTAACTGATATAATCACTAAAAACAGCAGAGTATTTAAGAAAGACCAAAAGTTAGCAGAAACAGATTTATATTACAAACTTCAGAATAATGGATTTTACAAACCTACAATAGGTATACCTGAAAGTGATTTCGAAGATGCAATGAATGCTATCGAACTTAATGAGCGTTCATCAGAAAGAGTTATATTCGAATATCTATATAGACTTTTCAAAGCTGTTAATCTCAATAAAACTGCAAACATTTCAGGTAATACTATTAGTGCTCCTACTGAAGGGTCGTGGAATAATGCACATCAGCAAAGAATATGTAAAATAGGAAATAGATTCTTTTTTATAATGAGTGGAGATAAAACTGCTCAAGAGTTATACTTAGATGAGTTAGGATGTGAATATTGGAATGGCTCAACAAGTGCTGAACAAGAACGTCCTAATGGTTTTGTTGCTGGAGAATATAATATTGAAATATTACCTTGGGGTATTTACGTAGATAATGATGGCATATTTAGAATAAAAATGGAGAGAGCTTTATTTGCAAATTCTACAGGCCATATTGATAGAGATTACATAGATTACAATATATTCTTAGACGCATTAGATGTTGATAACACATATAACAGAAATCTAAACTTAGACTTATTTGTTGCAAGTGGTATTAAAGATGAGATTGTTCTTGAGCGACATACAAGTGGTGATGAGTTTGGAACATATTTCTACACTAATGACTATACTCCTACGATTACAATACAACCTGAGAGGGATTTAAACTAATGAAAACTAAACAAGAATTAGAGAGTAAAAAAGATTCTCCACAACCTATGCAGAGTAAAAAGTTTTTAGCTTATCTAATATCAGAAATGACTACTAAGCTTGCAATGTTTTATATGCTTTATCATTTAGGGAGCAAACTTGACTTAAATGAACTGCTGCTATTAACAGGAATGCTTATATCATCTTCAGCTCTAACAATAGGATTTGTTTTAGGAGTTGCTTCTTTAGAAAAATATTTGGCTGCTGCAGTAGATATTGTAGACAAAGAAGACCAAAAACTCAAAAAAGAGCTTGAGGAGTTAAAAAAAAAGAATATGAATTAGAGCCATTACAAATTGAATGTGAGGAGTATGAGTTAAATGAAGAAGAAACAACAAGCAATAAGACCTAATAATATGCCACCTCCTTTGTTTGACTCCTCCAGAACTATTAGAGATTGGGATAATATTACATTTGATGATATAACTATTTGTTTATTATGCGGTAAAAAAGAGCTATGCGAATGCGACGATAACTATTATTGCCCTTGTGGTAAAAAAAATAAAGATTGTGAATGGCCTGAAAGTATAATGTGCCCTTGTCGAGTGTGTGGTGAAGTTTGGCGTTTATGTCTATGTGATAAACCTGAAGGTGTGGACGATAAAAAATGGCTCGAAATTAAAGAGTTTCAATATTACGATATGTATCCTTGGCACAAAGAAGTAGAAGACATAATAGAACTACTAAAGATTGATAATGAAAGCGAATCTGACGATGAAGATAATGAATAAAATACTAATATACAGCTTGGCAATATTAATGGCCCAATCTTGCAATAAAGAAGAAAATATCGTCAAAGATTCTTGTGAATCTGCTTTAATAAAGATATCAGATTGTTATTACAACGAACAAGGCATATACAATATGAGCCATTCAAATACTCTTTATATTATCGATTGGGATAAGAAATGCACACAAAGTGTTGCAGACAGATATCTGCAGATGAGTTGTGAGGAAATACTAAAAGACTTGCCATAGGAGAGCCAAATGACAAAACCTTTACCTGAAAATATGGTGGAAGCAAATATTGCAATTGTATTGACTGATATTATTGGCTCAACAAAGTTTGTGCAAAAACACGGCTCAGCTATAGCTGCTCAATGGTTTGGTGTTCACGATAGAGGAGTAATGAACTTTATTGCAAGGCATAACGGGCAGCTTATCGATTCTTCAGATGGACATTTAATGTATTTTGCCAATGTATCAGATTCAATAGCTTTTGCATTTGCTTATAAAAAATGGATGAGACAAAAGAAATTTCCTTTCAGAAGCCGTGTAGGAATACATTGGGATAAGATGCTTATTGTTAAATCAGAAGAGCATATGGTTAGAGCTGGTGGAAAACGTATTAATTTAGAAGGCATTGGCAAAAATATTGCTGCAAGAACAATGTCGATATGTGGTGCTGAGCAGATATTAATGTCAAAAGCTGCTTATACGCAATATAAGTCTTATGGCCATCGTAATGTTCATATACCTAAAAGAGCACTTTGTGTTTTAGTAGGTTTATACTCTTTTAAAGGTGTAGCAGAACCTGAAGCTATTTACGCTATTGGATTAATAGAAGCACAACTTCAGCCTCCACCTGATGGTGAAAAAGTAAAAAGATTGGGTGGCGCAAAAAAAATAAAAACAAGACTGAGAAACAAAAATCTTGCTGAGATATTTTGGTGGATATTATATAGGATTGCGTTTGTATCGTTTATTTACATATGTTATAGTCTTTATCCTCTTTTAATTAATCCTAACGCTAAGAAAGCATTAGGTATAGACTATTTCTTTTTAATCCCCTTTGAGTGGATTAAACCTTTGATTCAGATTATTAAATTAGTATTAGAATACTGTTGGTATTTATTAAACTTATGAATAAAAAATATTTAAAAAAATGTGTGTGCAAAAATATCTATGTTTATGATATTTTAGGTATTTTAACAGGTATTGCAATAATATGCTTTGAGTTATATAAGATAAAATTAGGAGAATGGTAATGGGAGAAACAGATAAAACACCTGAAGAACAAGAAGAAATAAAGTCTACGTGTAAAAAAGAATTTACACAAAGTGAGAAAGCCCGTAAAGGTCATATATTTTCTGTCGTTTTTTTAGCAGTGATTGTCTTTATGGTTTTATTTCTTTCTTTCTTTCCAATAAACGAATCAAATCGTGATATTCTCGTGGGTATTATTGGTGTATTTACAGGCAACATTAGTGCTATGATTGCAATAGCTGCTGGTAGAGACCCTGCTGAGATTGAGGAGCTGAAAGAGAAGTTAGCTGTAGCTAATGCTGACAGACAAGCTCTTATCAGTCGATTAAGAGATTCACAGATACAACTTCAGATACTTAGAGACCAAATAACTGACTTACAATCTGCAATGATATCTGAGCTCTCAATATTCGCTGGTAAAAAAATTATGGAAAAAAGAACTGAAGAAGAAGTCGAACTAAACAAAGACGTAAAAGAATGGCTTGATAAATAACTATTTTTCTCTGCTGGTGTATATTTATAAACGTTTTACTCAAACAATAAACGTTTTATACAGGGAGAATAGAATATGAACAATTTTGCTATAATGTATCCTCAATTACACAAAGATTTATCACATAGAAAAAGATGTGATTTTATTATTTTACTTAAAAGAAAGGTATTACTATGAACAAACTACTTATTACTGCACTAATTCTTATGCTATCAGTATTCCCATTTGGATGTGATGATAAAAAAGAAGAAAAAGAAGAGCCACAATTTAGAGATTCTCAAGTAGCGGGTGAGATGATGTGTGAAGAGGAATGTGAAGAGCTTGATATGATGATGGAAGAAGAGGAGCCTTGTGAACTCGAAGAGGGTTGTGAGGAAGTTGACTCTGAAATGCCGCAAGAAGAGCAAATGGATATGGACCCAGAGCCTATGCCACCTGAGTGCCCAGAAGGTCAAGAATGTTAATCTAACAATCACGACGTTTAACTCTGTTTTAACTTTAAGCCGCAGTATGATAAAACATATTTGCGGCTTTTTTTTGTTTGCTGCTTTTAAATATTAAACGAAATGCGAATAAAAAAAAGCCCCAGGCCTCAAAGAAGCCCAGGGCATATTATAACTCGAGAAACAAACATCAAACAGAAAGAAATCCAAACAAGGATTAAGAGAAACTTAGGATAAACCTAATATCGAGTTATGTTTATATTGTATGTCCTCGAATGTTTATTTACAATTTTTAAGACTCTTCTGAAGAATCTTTTTCCTCACTTTCAGTTGCAAAAGCTTGAATAGCTTCAAAGACAACCTTTGCATCTTGTAAACTAAATACTCCTGCTTTTTGTGCTACAGAAGCTGCTGCAATTAGAACGTTAACACCTTTGATTTGTGCCTCATTTAAAGTTAAAGTAATCTCACTCATTATTATTTCCTTTGTTGTTTAATAGTTCTTTGACAACTTTTTCTAAGTCATCAGATAAATCTTTTTCGTGAATAGAATATGCCTTAGTAGGCAAGTCTGTATCTATATTATTTAGTATTTTATCAGCAGTTGTAAAACCTTTTATGACGTGCCTGTTTTGGTCAATCTGGCAAACTAAAACAAAAACATCAGGTTGCCTTTTCTTTTTACCTTTATGAAGTGGATAAATAAGTTTAGAGTTGATAGGCTTCTCAGTTGTTTTTACTTCGACTGAAAATGTTTTTCCTTCAAATACGATATCTGTATCAAAAGTATCAGTATCAGATGTTATATTATCAACGTTAGAAAACTTATCAAAAGAAGCTTCATAACCATTATCTATTAACCACTTAATAGCTGCTAACTCACCACAAGCTCCTAAAATATCTCTACTGTAATCTGTAGATTCTTTGTTTGAAAGCTTAGGATTATTTACATTTGCTGCTCTATTGTTTTCATATCTTCTAATACCTATTTCTTTAGCGCCTTCGACATCATATTTGTTTAGGTCGATAATAAAATCACCATACCTATCACTATCTTGCCAAACTTCCCATAAGTATTCTTTTATTTGACGATGCTTTTCTTCTTTAGACATATCAACCTCACTTAGCATTGAGCATCCATTTTACGATATAGTTTATCAGCCCAACAAGCAACATCCCATTTTTGAACTGAAACATTGTGGTGCCCTAAGATAGAAAACTGTTTAGCATCACTTAACTTATAAACTTCATCATCACCACAAACAGGTTTATCATCAAGCTCTAAAACTTCTCTTAATGCTGTTAAGAATTCAAAAGATATATCAGCTAATTGAGGGTCAATATCAACAACTTCTTTAGGCCCACGTTTGCTGCAGTTTTGAACTATTGCGACATCCTTATACCATACCTTAGTTTTGTCAAAGTATTTAACAGAGGGATGCTGGCATATATCTACACCTACAGATTGTTTATTAGCTTTACCTGCGTGATAAGCAACTTGTGAAGTATCTAAACACTGAAAAATTTCAATATCACCTGTGTTAGGATTATGCCCAATCAGGAAGTGTGAAGAAGTATGTGCATACTTAGGATTAAAGAATACCTGATAACAGTGTGGTGCATTTAAACCACCCCAGTGAACGATAATGTTGTCGATGTCTGTTTTTCTTGAATACCAGTTTTTACTACCATCAGGAAGTTTATGTAAACTATGATTATGAGTAATCTTACAGCCATTAAAATTAATAGGAACAAGTTTTCCATTATGTTGTATTACTTGACTGTTAAAGTATTCTTCTGCAGCTTTTAAAGTATTAGGACCTGCAATGCCATCAGCAGTTACACCAATTTGTGTTTGTAATGATTTGACATAACTTTTATTTTGATTTATAAAATCTAACATTGTTTTAATCTCCTTGAATCAATGTATACTATAATTATTAAGCTACTTTACTATTATAACAACTTTTATTATTTTTTTTAAGTTTTTTTTATATTATTTTATTTTTTAGCCTGATATGCTTAACTAATAACAAATGGTTGGGTTGTTGTTTTTTAAATAAAATAACTTTAGTTTTACTTTTTTTTGTATTTTGATATATTTATTATTATAATAATCTATAAGAAGAATATTTAAACAAACAGGAAGTTCAGAAACAATATTATAGGAGATACTTATGAACTGTAAGAATACTAAATGTAAAACTAAAACTTGTAAATCTAAGAAGAATACAAGAAATACTAAAACAATAACTACTGAATGTAATTTAGTATCTGTTAAAAATAAAACTGATATTAGAAAGAATGAAGCTATTATTAAAGCACAACTCACTAAGCTTTATGGAAATACTCCAAAAGGTGATTGGAGAGTATGGACTTATTGTAGTGGAAGTGCTTGCTTAAAAAGTAAAACAATGTGTATGAACCCAAATCACTACTTCCTTTACAATGCTAAGAGTAGAAAAGAAACAACTGAATTGAGGCAACTCTTTAAAGAAGGACACATAAAAACACTACCTTCAGCGCATAAAAGAGTTATTGATATGAAGAATAATAAAACTCTAAATACAACTTACAGAATGAACTGTGAAGGTTGTGGTGAATCTGTTTCATCGATGTGGATGTCTCGTCATATTAAAAAATGTGATGCTTATAAAAATATGGATAAGTCTCAACAAGATAATCAGAAACTTAAGTCTGAGCACATTAATAGACATTCACGTGCTATTGAAACTATTGACGAAGCAATAAAAGAAAATCAATTTGAGGTAATGAGAAAATTATTCTGCATCTTATCAGAATCTTCACTAAGATATCACTTCAAAGATAATCAAGTTCTAATCGATATGTTCAATAACAGTTATCAGGATTTAATCAGTAAGTTCTTCTCAGGCATAGATGATTATACTAATGAGAAAAAGATATTAGAAAAAACTGTATTCAATCTGATGGCTGATAAATCAAATTTAGAGCAGCAAGTAGAAAACATTACTGATAGATTTAAAGACTTAGAGAAGAAATATAATGAATCTCTAAAAGAGAAGAACGAATTAAAAAAGAGAATCAATGTTATTTCAAAAGTTCTTACTGCTTAGTCTAATCTTTTAAGTTGATGAAGCATTACATCACTAATAATATTACCTGTAAGGATTGTAATACCTTGCAGTTTTTTGGTTAGTTTACCTTTTTTAGTTTTACAAAACTTTATATCTAAAACAACAACAGTAAAAACTTCACCATCTAAATCTTGCAATCCACACAAATCACCAATATCAGGTAATACTCTTAACTGAGGTAGTAAATCAGGGCGTCTATAAGGCGCCTTTTTTTTATTCATAAGTCGAACGCAGGGTCGTCTTCATCTACATCACTATCTATCGTTGAGTAGATTTTATTCTTTAATTTTTTATTGTCCCACTGCTCCCTATATTCATCAGGAACAGGGAAATAATCGTCAAACTTTGCAAAATCTGCATCAATTCTATCAAGCACTTCAATAATATCAGGAGCTAAATGCTCTTTTTGATTATTATCCCACACTGAAACTTTATTACATTTATAAGCAATCTTATTTAAATCACCTAAGTTTAAACTTTTCTTTTTACCTCGATACCAGTTTGAAATAGGGCACAAGTAAAAGTGCTGTTCATTATCATTATCAGTCAAAGAAACTAATACTAAAGCGACGTGCCCAAGCTTATGGATTCTCATCAATTGGTCTTTTTGGTGATGACTTATTGCAGATTTATTAATGCTCTGTTTATTACGAGATTTAGCTTCAATCATTCCAGCAGTAATATAATTATAAATCTTTACGTTAGCAAAGAATGAAAAATCACAAGGACTAATTCCAGTAGTAAAAGCTGTAATATTACCACCTCGTCCTCTTGCTTTTTGCATCGCATCGTGATTACGATATATTTCAGCTTTAAGAGGATTATTCTCATCGTATGAATCTAACACATTTTGAGCATATGCTTCTACAGCTCTCTCTAACGTAAGGCCATTTTTGTGCGCTTTTTTACCAGCTTTTCTCATATTCTCTCTATTAGCTGGGAGAGAACTTCTAACTGTATGGCCTAAACCTATTTGATTCTTTCTTACCATTTTTCATATCCTTAGTTATATTTAGATTAAAGGAGGTTTTATGTTAGACGACATTATTATCGATTATATAAGGCAAAGAGAGAAGCAAAAACGTGAAGAAATAAGACCACAATTAGAGCTACCTTTGCCTCCACCACCCCCAAGAACTCCTGCTCCTAAAGAAGAAGCTAAGAGAGTTATTATTATAGATACTGTCGAAGAAGATGTATCTGATGATTTTATCATTGACCTTTAAGAGAGCTATCCATCTCAATGCCATTCAATCCTATGATTCCGCTACCTTTTTTGTAATTAAGAAGATGAAGCTCATCACCATCTGACATTAGGGATAGCAATCCAATTAGTGTATACTCTTCACGAGTTACATACCAATGTCCTTGTTCTTTCATATCAAATCCATCTTCATCAAGATTGCGCTCAAAGATAGTTATTAGATGACCCATTATATCAGGATGATTTTCTAATAAAATACCCACAGCCATTCTGTGTTCCTCTTCCATATTATTTAGTCTTCTCTCGAACCACTGAAATCTATTCATAAAATTATTCATTACTTCTTCGAGTAAAGATTGATTCTTATCTGCTATAATACGTTGCATTTTATTTCTCCTATTTAATATATATTTTTTAAGTTATTTAGAAAGGTTTTTACAATGAAAAACACTGATAATATAGTAATATGTATCTCTTCATTCTATTTTGTTTGTTTTTTATTATCTTCAATATAATAAAACTTTGTAGCCCTTATTAGAATCTATTTATAGAGTAGATAAATTCTTAAACGGGCACACTCACATTTACCAGGGTCGATATAAGGACTTACGACATCCAGTCGAATAATACGAAGGCCTATGAAAGATTTTATCTACTCTTTTTTTGTATTCGTTTTTAGTATAAACTCAAATATTCCATTATACTAAATATAATATTTTTTATTTTTTACGTAAAAAACGATACGTTATGTATATTTATTATGTAAAACTGGAAAAAGCATTATGAATGACAAAAAAATTGAAGAAGGTATATACGCTGTAAGAATTAAAGATGTTCATAGAATATTTGATGAAGATGACGAGCTATTTGTTATCGATATAGAAGTCTTATGTGATATGAATAACTACTACTATTACAGAGAAGAGTTTAAGATAAAATACGTGCTCCACGAAAGTTTATCTGATATTCGTAAGTTTATTAATACGTCTTCACCATTCAGGCTAAACGATGAAATGATTTATACAACTCCTATAAAGAGAAGCTCTGCATATGATATGGTATTAGGGCTTGAAGTAAAAAACGGGAGTTATATCTGGACTGATATTAATGAGTATAGGTTTAATCCATACACAGATAATGATGAGCCCAAACCCTTTTAAAAAAACACACAACAACCATTTGTTATTAGTTAAGGAGACAATTAATGGAGAACGCAAACGAATTATATGAAGCAAACGACAAACAAGGTAAATCACCGGGACAGTTTGTTTATATGAAAGAAATAAAAGAATACCTTAAAAAAGATACAGACTATCACTATCAAAAAGAAGGTTCCACGTATCTATTCAGTGATAAGCTTGCTAAGTTATATAGTTTATACCTTGGTGAAGAAGAAATGCAAACAGAGAAAAAACAAGAAACTTCTAAGAATATAGAAAAAGATTGGTTTGAGCTTTCATATGAATACTGTAAAAAATCATTAAGTGAAGAAAACTTTAAGTATCTTATTGATTTGTCTTATGAACGTCTTTTAAAAATGACAACTGGGAATATACGCAAGAATTTTGGTATTACAAAATTATGGAAGATGAGTGATAGACAGGTTAAGATTACAATTGTATCTTTTATGATGCCTGTTGTAAACGAGATTAAACAATACAAAAAGAATCCTGATAAGTATTTTATCGATAGGCTTGTTAGTCAGTATAATGATGCTTTATCACCTCACTTAATTGATGATAGAATTTTTATATGTGATGATTTTGAAGTTGTTAAAAACAACAGACTAAACTACGAAAAGGTTGCAATATGAATAGAGAAGAAGTTTTATTAGCATATGCGAATCTTAATGACCTTGTTAATAAAGCATCTTCAGATTTAGACGAGTTTTTACTTCAAAATAAAGTTACACGAGGTAGAGAGTTTAGACGAAGACTTAGAGAAATAAGAGATATTTGCAAAGACGTTAAAGATAAATCATTAGAATACGAAAAAATACTAAGAGAAGACAAGGATAAAAAATGAGCGACCAATACATTCAGCTATTACTTAAATACAAAAATCAAGTTTCTATTGCTGCCTGTTTTATTATGGGTGTTTTATGTTTTGTAGGTGGACGCTATTCTGTTGATATACCACCTAAAGCTGTTATTTGTTCTGAAGAAATAAAAACAGCTGATAAACTATTTACTCAAATTGAACAAGAGCGCATCAAACATCTTTCAGAAATAAGAGAATGCCACGACGAAGAAATTAAATCTTGTGAATCAAGAATAGTTAAAGAACTATCAAGATTCGAGGAGAAAAAACCTCAATTAGATTGCAGGATTGCAAAAGCACTTAAGCCACAATGTGTTAAACGAGGATTATGGTAATGAGTTTAATAAAAAGTAAAAAGAGAGTTAAAGAGCAAGGTGAAGTATTTACACCGAGTGAGTTAGTCAATGAAATGTTAGATAGATTACCTCAAGAAAGTTGGCGTCCGGAGAAAACTTTCTTAGACCCAGCTTGTGGAAATGGGAATATGCTTGTTGAAGTTGTTAGAAGAAAAATAAACAACTCATCTTGTCCTATTCAGGCAATAGCAACAACATATGGCATAGACATAATGGAAGATAACGTAGCAGAAACTAAAGAAAGACTATTAGAATTTACTGATAGAAGTGAAGAAGCACATTACTGGGTAAATAAGAATATTAAATGTGCTGATGCACTTAATGTAGATTGGGAAGAGTTATTTAAGTAATGTTTTCAGTAATCCTATGCAATCCTCCTTATCAAGGGACTAACGCAACGACTAATAAAACACATTCACTGTGGAAGAAATTTATTAAAAAGTCTAAAGCCTATTCTGAGACTCTTTTATTTGTTGCTCCCGATACAGCAATATCAAACAAAGGAAGTGTTAAGTTATTAAAAAATGGTGGGAGCTTAAGTCATTATAAATTCTTAGGTAGAAAACATTTTAACGTAGGAGTAAATACAGCACATTGGATGTGGATAAAAGATTGGGCTGATGATTGTAATGTTGAGTTAGAATGTGGTGCTATAATAAAAATAAACAAAGACCTAATAGGCAAATTACCAAGTTCAAACATTACTCCCTTGTCAGTTAGCATACAAAAGAAAATACTTGATTGTAGCAATAAGCTAACTCCTAAACAGTCTAAGATTTTTCATAGCGACCTTCAAAAGTATGGAAAGCATAAAGTATTAAATACAACTGCGCAAGGAATAGTCAATTCTATTAAAGAGCCTGTAGATGCTAATGACATTAAAGTAATGTTTTCAAACACTGGAGAATATAAACCCTTTTTAGACGAAAGGAATTGTGGGACTTGCTGGCATTCGTATTCGTACAAAGTCGATTCAAAAGAAGAGGCCCAAGCTCTATTAAAATATTTTCAGTCTTCATTGATTGTATATTTTAACAAAATAAATAGAGAAGGCGGATTTACAAGAAAGTTATTTGCTGACAATATACCTAACCTAAAAACTTATAAAGATTTAGACTTAACAGATGAAGAAATAGGAGAGATAAAAATATGTTCTCAGTAATTATTACCAATCCTCCTTACCAGCTTGGAAAAAACAAAAAATTTTATCAGAAGTTTATCGATAAATCGTTGATTTATTCAAGTAATTTACTGTGTTTATGCCCAGCAACATTTTTCAACAAAAATGCACAGAAAAAACTTAAACACTCACCTGAATGGATTAAAACATACTGCTCAGAAAAGTTATGGGGAATTAAAACAACACACGTTTCTGCTTTTAGTTTTGGTAAAGAGTGCAATAGTTTTATATATGAAGATGAAGATAATAATGTCTGTTTAACTTTAGATTGGCCGCTAACCTTTTCTATAAGAGATGATAAAAGTATTAAACTGAATACGACACATAAACATCTAAAAAACAAAATAGATAAGATTACAAAAGTAAAACCTATTTCTGGAAAAGGACACAGAGAATTTGTTGCTGAGAAAGATGATAAACACATTTATCCAGTTTATTTAAGTTCAGATAAAAACAGAAGATGTGTTTGGAGTGATAAAGAAATGCCTCATCAAAATGAAGGCAAACTAATACTTCCACACATATTTGCACCGGGGAGAGATTTATATTGTGAGTGGAGTAATACAAAAGGTGTTGGAAGATATGCTGTGTATTTTCTATGTAGCGAAGAAGAAAGCAAGAATATACTAAATTATTTACATTCAGATACATACAAATTAGTTGATGAATACACACGAAATGGCAGATACGCTAATATAAAATTACCTGAATGGGATTGGAGTAAAGAATATGTTTTCAGTAATCATAGCTAATCCTCCTTACAATGGCAAATCAGTAAATCACAAAAAACTATGGCCGCAGTTTATAAGAAAAGCTGCTAAATATGATAACTTAGCTTTTGTTGTCCCTAATAGCTGGATAAACACAGATAAAAAACAATTTGCAGATATACAAACTCTTTTATGGACTAAAGGCACGACTTACGTAAATTACGACATTACAGAAAAATACTTTCCTTTTATAGGAGAGAAGATATGTTATTTTATAAATGTAAGTGGTCAAAGCTGTTGGGAAGCAAATAGTAATAAGATTTATTCTAATAACTTAGACACATTTAAAAGTAAAGAATTAGTTATATGGGAGAAGATAAGAGATAAAGTAATTAATTCATCTTATCCTAAACTCCCTATTAAGACAAACAATAAAGTTAGAACAGCCAGTTTGCTTTCTAATGATACTTCTCTAACAAAGGTTTATTACTCAAGGTCTCAATACTTTGGTAAAAACAGGCGTTATGCAGATGTATTAAAAGATAAAGATTATTCTTCTCTTAAGATTGTTTTTAATCGAACTGCTTGGACGGGTAAATTAGAAGAATATATGTTTGCTGATAGAGATATTACGACTGGAGTATGGGCTTCATATTGTCTCGTAAAAGATGAGGAGCAATCTAAAAGTATTATTTCATATTTCTCAACAAAACTATTTCAGTATTTAATGGGGAGAAGACCTAAAGACGCATATGCTCCATATATGAATGATTGGATGACTAATGCTGTATTACCTTTACTCCCAACTAAGATATATACAGATTCAGATGTTTATAAACTATTTAATATAACTGAAGAAGAAATAATGGAGATAGAAAAATGTGGGACGTAATTATTACAAATCCACCATACAATGGCAATCCTAATGCGCAAAGATTTGGCAAGAGTGATGGAACAAAGAAAAGTGCGCCTAAGTCTATATGGGCTAAGTTTATGTTTAAATCTTTTGATAATTGTAAACATTTACTATTTTTAGGTCCTGATAAATGGAGAGGCGACCTTGACTTTTATTTAACATTTAAAGATGGAGTTAATACAAATAGAGGTAATAAAGGTGAATGCTGGAAACTTAAAGAAAAGTTAATGGGTAAACGTGGTCTAAAATATATCAAATTCTATGGTGATAGAATATGGCCAGACGTAAAAGCATCTGTAGATATACTTCATTGGCACGAGGATTATGATGGTTTAACAGAAATAGATACACTGGATGGTTTAATCACATTAGATTTAAAAGATTACTGGGATAAAGGAAGCTGGATATTACCAAGTAGAGATATATGGAATACACACAAAGCACTCATTGATAGACTTTATAACTGGGGTGTAGATAACAAAATACTCCTAAGAAAAACATTTACAGGATTAGATGTTAAAGATAAATCTAAACCTAAAGGAAACTATAAGTATGCTCACGGTGTAGGCTGGGATAAAGATGAATGGAAATGGAAATCTGAAGCACATATTCATCAAACAGTGCCCAAAGTTCTTATCAGTATGATTAGAAAGCCCAGAGCATTATATTATGAAGATTGTGGCATAGGAGATAATATGCATTACTGCTTAGTCAAAGATGCAGCAGAAGGCAATAAAATAGTAGATATAATCCAAAGTGATGATATGAAAGAAATATATAAATTATTCTGTATAGAAGGAGGAGATGCAGCAAGACCTCCCTTTTGGATGTATAAATGGCTAAAAATTTAATTACAAAATTTAATTACTTAGATAAATAGAAAGACAAATATTATGAAACAAATTATGAACATATTTTTATCACTGTTGATGCTTATGCCACCCGCTTATAGTAATCCACCAGAAAAACAAGAAAGCTCATCTACATTTAAAATAGAGCAAATACAACCTATATTTGAAGCAGCACCATTTGATGTGCAGTTAGGAGAGTTAGACTTTACTGCTTATTATCTTATGCCAGGCGTTGAAAGCCCAATATTTGGCGTGCTGATAGATAAAGATATATTTGCAAAGATAGAGTTTTTAACTCTTAAACGTGATGAATGGTGCCAACTTCGTGTAGATAAAGAAAGAAGTCTATGCGATATAAAACTAAAAGAAAGAGACGATGCCTGTAAAGCACTAAACAAAGAGCTTATAGGAGATAAACTAAAACTCCAGGCAGACTTAAGTAAATTAGAAATAGAGCTTAAAGATGAAGAATTTTTTTCAAAATCATTATTATGGATTGGTGGAACAATGATATTAGGGCTCTCTGGGACTTTGGTATATACTTCACTTTCTAAATAGTATGCTCGTCTATGCAACTCATATAAAATATTCAGGCAATAAATACGCACCTGCTCATATAACACATAGGCTATCAATAGTTTTAGATAAACGTAAAAATCAATGGACTGTGTGGAATCCAGATGTAGGAATATTCACTACTAAAGAGATTACAAAAGTATAAGATACAATATTTTACAATATTTTTTTAACTTTTTTTGTAGGTTTGATAAGCTATAGTATATATAGTATTAGAACCACAAAAAATAAAAACTAAAAAAACAATCGTGGTTTTAGAAAGAGTTAAAAAATGAGTAATCAAACTGAAACAAACAAGACATCAAAAGATTTATTCGGCATTAAAAGCAGAAACATTACAAAGTTATGGAATGGCAGAGCACTCTGTGATGAACAACTAATCGAGCTGTTTGAAAACAATAAAGATGATAATGGAAAGATTCACTGCATCTACAAAATGGTAGATAGAACAAATGGATTCGAATACTGGGGAAAGATTAATACAAATCGTCTCTCATACTTTGCACAATACACAGGAAGCGGCTCACTCCTACGATACTTCATCAAAGCTAAAGGCATTCATAACTTCGAGCAGCATATTATTAAATTCTTCAAAACAAAAAACGAAACAGAAATCGCTGAACGTAATATCGTCTGTGAAGATTACCTTGCAAATGCAAACACTTACAACTTATCAGTAGGTGGCATAAATCATTTCGCTTCTTCTAAAAACGTCTTTCACTGTATGAATACAGGCAGAACATTCAAATGCAACTCTAATGCATTACCTCGTATCTTAGGCACTTGGCCAAACGCTTTCGCAAAAGGTCAATCACCACAATACACAGCAAACTCACACTGGATGAATGGCACGCTGCGTAAGTTAGTTAAAGAGAATAAATACGTAAAACTATTCAGATTAAGAGGCGAAGAGAAAACATACGAAGAATTATCAGTCCATTGTGATGAACTCGTACAATACCTCAACTTAGGATGGCAAGTAAAAAGCACAAAACTCTGGATGCACAAACCTAATCAAGCTATATACAGAAGAGGAGATAACTGGAAACAAATCTCATCAGACACTACACGCGTTATGTCATACATTCTAAAAGGCTTCATCCCAGGTCGACCACCACGTATGGAAGGTGCTCTTGTAGATAAAAACTGGAGAGCACGTAAAGATGGTGCAAATAGCAATAAAAAGAGTATGGCAGTTTAACGCACGTTTAATCTTCTTCCCTCACTCCATACAAACATATAAGTAGAGTAAAAAATAAAACAGAGATTAAATCTGATTAACAAATAAAAAAGTGAAGCAGATTCAAAAAAATATTATACAAAGAGCCAAAGACACATATAATACTAATATCCCGAAAGGGACCTATAATATATTTATAGTCTGAACTTCCAATCTTAAAATACGCTAAGGTTATTTCTTATAATAGATTAAGTGTTTTAATCTCCCTTACGTAGCCCTTCCTTTCGCTACACGTATTCTTAGATTCACTATAACGCGAAGCACCTTACAACTTGCACAACAACACATTAAAGCCCGGTCTCTTTCCCCGGGTTTTTTTGTATTCGCAGAAAGAGACGCGAGAGCTTGCTCGAGCGCTATACACTCGCACGCTGTAAAATAAATAAAAAAAAGATTATATCTAAAGATATAATATACGACCCAAAATGTAAGTTGCATAACAAATCTTTACAAAATTTTATAAAATACTAACAAACGAATATAGTTATTATAAAGGATATAGTTATGGAACAAAAGATAAAGTTAGAAGAAAACATAGAAGTAGATAATAAAACGCAAGTAGCGCTTCTGAAGTCTTCTAAAAAAGCACAAAGAGAAAAGCTTAAAGATAAAGAAGAACACAACGCTAATGCTTCACCCCTTCAGCACCCAGATAAACTACCTGCTATACTCAAAGATTTAGAAGTCCCTGATAAAGTAAGAGGACCCTGGAATAGAGTAGATAAAGAACGCTGGGTAATAGTTACAGAGCATTTACTACGTTGCGGTGTTAAGAGCAGCAGAGAAATGGAAAAGATTACAGGCATATCTCATACATCTTGCAATAGTTTTATAAACGAAGTTAAAGAACGCTGGCAAAGCGATTTAACAACTGAAAAGGTAAACGTAAGAAGAGAAGAGTTATATGGGGAAAACGAGAGAATAGCAGATTTATGCTGGCAAATAATTCAGATGGACCCACTCGACCAAAAGGTGCCTGCTTTTCTAAAGATTATAGGTGATACTAATACGCGTAGAAGTAGATTGGTAGGTGCAGAACAGATTACACTTGCTGTAGGACAAATAGAAAGCACAAACATAGATACTAAGGTAATACAAACACAAGCTGCAGCAAAGTTAGGTGTTTCAGTCTCTTCTCTTCGCGAGTTAGGAGATATGATGGCAACAAAAATGCTCCCAGCATTAGATGAGGAAATCGAAGATGAA